AGCATAACTTTGGATACACTTTCAAGTGTTTTATACGCAGGTGGATAGTTTTCATTTGTTCGTCTTAGTTCTTTTAACATTTCTTCTTTGTTCATTATGTCACAACTCCTTGATATGTAAATATAATGTTAAAATTATACCATACCGTATCAAATAAAACAATTCGCACATTATAAGAAGTATTTTATATAATTTTGTTAAAATGTGACAAAAATCAACAAAAATACGGTTATTTTAATTTTATTTCCTGTATTTTGGTAATTCAAGAAGTTCATCAAGGCGTTCCATTAATTTTGATTGACCTGATTCGTTAAGTTGTTCATACTTGTTTATTAATTCGTGATTAGGCTTGTTCTGTACAATCTCCTCATTTGATTCCACAATGAATTGTGCTGGACTAAGATTAAGTGTTTTGGCTAGCAAAGCTATTTTATCTCGTTTCATGTTAGATATATAACCAGTTTCCCATTTTCGGACGGTACTTTTACTTACTCCGACCGCATTTCCGACTTCTTCTAACGTTAGCTTTAATTCTTTTCTTCTATTATGAATTAATTCTCCAATAGTCATAATTATACCTCACTTTCTTAATAGAATTATAACACGTCTGTTTCTTAAATGCAACTATTTTTTCAAAAATCCTAAAAAAGTTTCCTAAAGTACTTGACAAATAGTTTTTATAGTGGTATACTTTAAGTATCCTAAAGGAAACAAAAAGTGAAAGGTGGTGATTCCTGTGAATGAGACTGCATTTAGAATGATTCTTGCCAGAGAAAACTATTTATAACGGTGAAGTATCATATAATATTATAGATTCTGAAACAAAACCTAAAGAAAAAACATCTGAAAAATCTGAATCTGATAAAACTGTTCCAAAAGAATATACCAACGCTCTAAAAAAAGCTAAATCATATAGCGATAATATGTATATGTCAAAAGCCGCTATACACGACCAATTAACTTCTGAATATGGAGAAGGATTTTCGGAAGAAGCCGCCGATTATGCCATGGAAAATTTAGTTGCTGATTATAAAGCTAACGCATTACATAAAGCTCAAACATATCAAGACTCTATGGCTATGTCTCCAAGTGCAATATACGACCAGCTAATTTCAGAATATGGCGAACAATTTACAGAAGAAGAAGCACAATACGCCATTGACAATTTAGAATAATTTTTCTTTCCCCTCTCACGAGGGGAATTTTTTATGCCAAAAGTCTTTTAAATTGCTCTACTGCCCTATCGTTATATCTGAACGCATCAACTTCCTTGCTTGAATAAGGAGACTTATCACGATAAAACTCACCGTATTCTTCCGTTTTTAAGCCGTTAAGATTAGCTATTCTTCCAACCTTTTGAGCCGTGACACCAAACATATCTCCGATTTCAGTTGCTGAATACATTTTCTGTTCTGATTTTGGCAATGGTAACAATGGTTCTCCTGCAAGAATTTCAGCCGACTTTGCTACTAAAATGTTTTTGTACTGTGGCGAAACTGTATCCACAGCAGCTAATTTTAAGTATTGATTTGACATTCTTACACGAGCATTCATTTCTTTGACCTCCAGACTATGGGATTTGTCTGGTCTGGACTCTCGCAGATTTATCAGTTTAATTTCTTTGTATTCATTTTCAACATTAATAAAATATTTTCTGACTTTTCTGCCAATATCCGTTCGCTGAATCATGCAGATTTCTTTCGCCATGTCAATTGTAAGTTGATGGTCGGTGCTAGGACGACCTCCAGTACTTTCGCTCAAAATTGAGCAAAAGTCTTCACCCTCAATAAATCCATATTCACACATTCTAGGAAACCAATCTTTATATGCTGTTTTGATTTCAAGAACCTCATGCAAATCTCTACCCATTACTGTAGGGCGGGTTGAATTTTCATAATTTACTTTGATTAAGTCATTCATACTAAAACCTTTCTCCCCGTTTAGCCGGTAGGTCAGCTCATAAATTTATTTTTTCTTTAATCCAATTACAACAACTGCTATCAGCAGAATAATGCTAATTACGTCTAAAACTAAAGTAATCATAATTCTTGACAAATGGCTAATTTTATGGTATTTTATAAGGGAGGAGGTTTTCCTCCCTTTTTTAATCAAGTAGCTTGTCGATTAACTCGATTGCTGACTTAATTAATTGAAGTAAAGCATTAACTATTAGAAGCTTTGTCATGGTCTCTGATTTGTTAGTGCTTTTCTTTTTGCCTTTCGGCTTTTGTTTAGCCATTGTCCTTACCTCCTTTCCATGTTTATATTATATCACTGTTTAACCGTGTATTCAATAGGCATAGTACACAAAGTTTAACCGTGTATTTTGTTTATTTTAACACTGTTAAACAGTGAAGAAATGTATTATAATATATACATGAAAGGCGGTGACGTATATAACTGTACCACGTTCAAAAAGGGCTGCTAATAATAAATGGGATAAAGAAAACATGAAAATTGTAGCATGTAAACTCCGCAAGGAACATGCAGAACAATTTAAACAATATGCAAAAGATAATGGGACTACTCCAAATGCACTATTAAAATCTTATGTTTTAAAAACCATTGGCAAAAGCGACCTAGATATTCTGGAAAAGGAACAGGAATAAAAACTGTTCCTTTCTTCTTGCAATGCGTGATTTTTTATGATATAATATAAAAAAACACACAGGAGAAATAATGATGGAATTTTATAAAGTATTAGAAAAAATTATGAAAAACAAAGACTTAACCATTCCCGAGGTCGCACGCTTATGCAATTTATCTGATTCAACTGTCAGAAGTATATTTACCAGAAAGCAAAAAACCGTTGCGTTAAATATAGCCTTTAAAATTGCTGATGGGTTATGTATTCCTCTTGAAGTCCTCAATGGCAAAGAAATATCCGAACACCAAGAAGTTCAGAAGTTAACGCAAGAGACTGATAATTTTATACGTACTGATTCTATAACAAAAAGTAGTATGTTAATTGGAGAAAAAATTAAAAAATATCGAAAAGAAAAAGGGCTTACGCAAAAAGAACTGGCTGATAAAATTGGAAAAGGTTTTTCAACTGTTCAAAAATATGAATTGA